AGAATTGTAAAATATTAACTCCATCTTCGTAAAATTCTCTTATTTCTTCTGGAGTACTGAAATGTACTTTTTTATTTTTCTTATAAGATTCTGCATAAGAATCTCTCAGTTTCTCTTCAAAATAATCTTCTAAATTAATTCTATCTGCTTCAGCACCACTTTTTTCATACATTACATCTAAATAATGTTGAATAGTTTCATGTATAGCTGTACCAAAAGTCATATGAATACTTTGTTCACTAACTTTATGTCCTTCTCTATAATTTAATGACCATTTTTTGGGACATTGTGAATACATTGACAATTGAGAAAAAGAAATATTTTTTTCAGTTGCAAAATCAAGAGGAGCTGGGGGATTATTTCTAATCTCCTTTACTATTTTCGGAATTTTTCGAGGCAAAACTTATTTTTTCCACTTATCACGACCTACAAGAAGTCCTATTATACCATAATTAGCTATATCAAGAAATGTATCTTCCATTCCTTCTCCCTTAACAAAATTTCTTCCATTAATTAGAAGATTTTTTAATCTACTAATCTTATCTGTTAATCTTATAGCTAAACCTGTAAGTGAAAATGATTTATCTGCTTTTTGTGTTAAATCCCCACCTAATGCAATGTTATTTAACCCATAATCCATATGTTTACGAGCAAACATTTCATACATTTCTTTTTGTATATTTCTAAATTCTTTAGATAATTCAGGATATTCTAATTCAAATTCCTCTACTTCTGGGGATGGTTGGACTCTTACATTTGCTGAATTAAATTCATGGGGATATCCTGACCCCATACCTTTAGAATTCATGATTTCTCTATCGCTCATATCTTCTTCATAAGTTTTTTTAGAACAACCCATTATACAACAGATTTTCCTGGTTTAAAATATTTTTCTAAAGTTTCAAGTCTTTCTTCTGCTGATGCTATTAGCTTAAGAGATTCTGTACAATTATCCCAATAATCTTTAGTTGAATGATCACCTATACCTGCTGGGTTGTTAGTTAATAATTCTATACTAGCTAATGCTTTAGCTTTATCAGCTTCTGCTTCTGCTTTTAAAAAGTTATATACTTCTAATTTCATTTTATTTTTGATGTTTTAATTAATTTTTTTCTTTCTTTATCTTCAATTCCCATTTTATTAAGAATATCATCTACCCCTTCCTTACCTAATATTGGAATATAATCAAAAGCTTCATTATTTCCAACCTCAAAATACTTTGACACAAATTTAACTAATTCTTTGTAGTCTTGTTTATTTTGGTTTTTAATATACTTATTCCAAATTTTTCTTTTTGGAATTAGTTGTTTGTAGATTGTATAGATTTCCTTTTTATTTTGTGGATTTATCTTTTGGACATAATTAACAATATCTAAATACTTAAAGTTCATACTTAAAAATCTATGAACCATATAAGAATTCCAATTATCCCAAGATTTATCTGAAAATGAATCAGGAGATGATTTTTGGACGGTTATTTCATTTAACCATCCAAAAACATTTTTAATCTCTTTACCTACCATTACTCTCCTCCAGACATATGATCTTTAAATTCTTCTCTTAGTTCTAAAGGGATTGTACTTTCTAGTATTTTACCTGATGTTGGATCCCAAAATACAGGAATTGGCATAACTGCATCTTCTTCAGCTCCAACTACAAATTTAGATACTTTACGTAATAATACTCCTTGTTGCCAAATTTTACCTCCATCAGGTGTATCAATAGCTGATGTATTGTTTAAGTCAATGTTTGGTCTTTGTTGTTGTGGATTTGTTCCTTCCATGTTAATTGATTTTAATGTTTATTTTAATTCTATTAATTTTGATATTAGAGCCATTGCATTAATTTCTTTATCAATTCTAAAATTAGATTGATAACTATATTCATTAATAAGGATGGCTACCATTCCTTCATTATTAGGAGCAAATGTAGAAGAATTATCAAATAAAAATCTATATAATTCTTCAAAATCAGATACATTAGCATCTGCTATTATTTGTCTAATATTTTTATATTTTTCAAAGTCACTATTATTAGTTTTTAATACTTCTAATATTTTTTTATTATAATTAGAAGATACTATTGATGTTGTATCTAAGTTAAGACTATTATTAACTGTTGATACCTGAATAGTATTTAACATTTTTCTAACATCAGGGTAACTATTATCAACAATTGATTCTAAATCCCCAACACTTGCTTGAATGTTTTCCCTCTGTGTAATTTTCATCAAATGATTAATTACATCTACTTTATTTGGAGGTACTATTTTTAGTGTTTGACATCTAGATTGTAAAGGATCTATAATACGCTCTATAAAATTACAAGTCATTATAAATCTAGTACTTCTAGAAAATGTTTCAATTACATTTCTTAATGATGCTTGTGCTTGTATAGTTAAAAAATCAGCTTCATCTAATATAATAACTTTTAATGGTTTGAAAGACATTGTACTTGCAAATCCAGTTACTTTAGCTCTGATGGTATCAATACCTCTTTCATCAGAAGCATTAATGTAAAGAGAATCACAATCTAAATTTTTAACAATTAATTTAGCTAATGTTGTTTTTCCAGTACCTGCTGGACCATAAAATAATAGATTTTGTATATCATTTTGTCCTAAGTATTGGGATATAGTATTTTTGATGTTTTCATTTCCTACATAATTGTCTATGTTAGTAGGACGATATTTTTCGACTAATAAACTATTTTTCATAACCTAAATATAATAACTTTTATTTAATTATCCAACCTAAACACCTTGTTTAAACTCTCCATATAATGAATAAGTTTTAGGTTTTTCTTGGATTATTTCTACTTCACTTGTTTGAATTGCATATAATTTACTATTAACAGGATCTAATCTATATTCACCCATAAAATTAGTTTTATGTAAATAAGCTTCTAATACATCTGTAATAGATTCATAAACCTCTTTTTTAGCATCACCAACCAGAGTCCACCTATCTCCAGGTGGAACTCTAGTAGCGATTAATTCATTATATTCTTCTAACTGTGTAGGCATATTAATACATACCAGGCATTACTGCATCAGGTACAGGATCTTTTTTATCTGGGTGAGGAACTACAACACATTCTGTCAATAATATAGTTCCTGCTACTTCAGCTGCATTTTCTAATGCTGTTCTTGTTACTTTAGATGGGTCTATAATTCCATCTTCTTTCATATCAACAACTTCTCCTTTTTTAAGGTTATATCCAGCCCAACTATCATTACCTGAGTCTACTAATTCATACCTTCCTAACATTTGAGCTTGAACTGAATCCCATCCAGCATTTACTAAAATTTGTTCAAATGGTTTACCACATGCTTTATATACAATTTCAGCACCTATGTTATCGTTTTTAGCTCCAACTACTCCTGTAATAGATTCTCTAGCATATAGTAAAGCTGTACCTCCACCAGGGACGATACCTTCTTCTAATGCTGCTTTTGTAGCATTTAATGCATCATCAACTCTATCTTTAGTTTCTTTCATAGCTGTTTCAGTATGACCTCCAACATGAATAATAGATACTCCCCCAATCATTTTTGCTAAACGAGTTTGTAATTGTTCTCTTTCAAAAGGAGTTGTTGAATTATCAACTTGTGATTGTAATTCTTCAACTCTTTGTTCGATAACTTCACCTTCTCCTTTACCATCAATAATAGTTGTTTTATCTTTAGAAATAGTAACAGCACGAGCTTCACCAAACCAATCCCAAGAGAATTTATCTAATTTCATTCCTTTATCTTTATCATAAACTTGACCACCAGTTAAAGCAGCAATATCTTCCATGATTAATTTTCTTCTATCACCAAAATCTGGGGCTTTAATAGCAGCTACTTTGATAGTACCTCTACTTTTATTTACAATTAATGTTGCTAAAGCTTCATTATCAATATCTTCTGCAATAATTAATAATGATTTACCAGTTTTTGAAACTCCTTCTAAAATAGGAAGTAATTCTTTTACTGTTGTAAATCTTGAATTAGCAATTAAAATATAAGGTTCATCTAATGTACAAGTCATAGTATTATTATCTGTAACAAAGAAATGAGATTTATATCCTCTATCAATTTGCATACCTTCTACTGTTTCTAAATAAGTATCTCCTGATTTAGATTCTTCAATATGAACAACCCCATCTTTACCTACTTTTTCAATAGCAGTAGCAATTAATTTACCTACTTCAGGATCATTATTAGCTGAGATAGTAGCTACTTGTTCTAACTGATCTTCATTACTAATATCTTCTGATATATTGTCTCTTATGCTATCTACTACTTCCGATACAGCTTTATCAATACTTCTTTTAATTTCTACTGCATTAGCTCCATTATCTAAGTATTGTAATCCTTCTTTTACCATAGCACGAGCTAATAGAGTTGATGTTGTTGTACCATCACCTGCTTTATCTGCAGTAGCTGTAGCAGCTGATTTTACTAATGCAGCTCCTAATTCTTTGATGTTACCATCTACATTTATATGTTTTGCTACTGATACTCCATCTTTAGTAGATACTGGATCTTTTCCTGGATAATGGATAACTACATTTCTACCATTTGGTCCTAAAGTTGATACTACTGCATCTGCTAGAGTATCAATACCTTCCATCATTTCTTTTCTTGCTGATGGTCCTAATTTTATTTGTTTTCTTAAATCGTGTGCCATTTTTATTTATTTAATTTTGCTAATATTTGATTTTCAGGTCCAACCCAATACTCTTCACCTTGATGTTCTAATTTAGTGAATCCCATGGTTGGTACAATTACTTCATCACCAACTTTTAAAATAGTTTCAACAAAACTTCCATTTTGGGTAAATTGCCCAGGTCCAACTGCTACTACTTCAGCATTGTGATTTTTTTCTTTACCTACATCAGGTACTACTATAGAACCATATTGTTCTTCTTCTCGTTCTATAGGTTTTACTATAACTGCGTTATATATTGCTTCTAATTTCATTTTATTTTGTATTTATTCTACTTTCAATATTAATTAACTTATTTAACTTATTATTTACTCCTATCCATTCATCTATATAGGATTGAACAGAATCATAAACTTTTTCTGTTTGATTAACTTGTGCTCTCATAACTCTTTTTAATGCTGATCCAAAATCAGAATAGTGTCCTACAGGCTTTTCATAATTTTTACCTTCACTTCCTTCATCTAAATACTTTGCTTGGGGAGTTATTACCTCATATACTGTATAACAGTGTGCATCTTTTCCTATATAAAATGGTTCTAATGCAGGGTCTTTAATAATTGTCATATAACTTTCTTTTTTGTTTACGTTAATATACGTAAGATTAATAACTAAACCAACCTTAGGGCGTAATTAGGTTAGTTGATTTTTAAAACTTTTGGCTTAGCTTCTTCAGCAAATGGAATTGAAACTATCAATAATCCATCCCTAAAAGATGCTTTAGCTTTACTTAATTGATATTTAGTTCCTACTTTATATCCTAAATGAAATGAACGTTTTGCCACTCCTTGATGGATATAATTTCGGTTCTGAACATCAGGGGATTTTTTCTTATCATAATTGAAACTGATTAAATCTCCTTCAAGTTTAATTTCAATTGCTTCTTTGGAAATACCAGTGCAAGCAACCTCAAAGGTTAAACCTAAATCATCTTCAAAAATGTCTATTGGGTGTTGTTGTTTAGCTTCTAAAGCTGGAACGAATGTTGTTTCCGTATCAAATAAATTTCGAAATAATAGATCAAACGGATGTGATCTCTCTAAAAAATGTGTACTCATATCACTTTGTTTTGTGCTGTCATAAGATCAGCGGTTAATAATTAAAATAAAATATACGCCCTAAGGTCAATTTATAATACATATGTTAAGATTTAAAAAATAATAAAGTTCCCATTCCTTTTTCTAAATCAGGGATTGATGGTTGTTTTATATTAAATCCTAATCTTAACATTCTATCCATAATGTCATGGATATTATTTCCTTCTTCACCATTAAAATGGTATTCTAAATACATTCCTCTTAAATTTGATAAGAATTTATCTGATGTTGAATTAATAAATTTAAATTCTTCTCCTTCAATATCACATTTAATAAATGTAGGAAGTTTTAGTTTATTTTCTTTTATATAATTTTCTAAATTTATACATTCTACTTTTATTGGTGTATAATTTTCTTTGTAATGAATACTATTACACACTGAGTTATGCCAAGTATAAAATGTTTCTGTTTTTGTTTTATCTGATATTGCTTTCTGTATGATATCAACATTATTATCCCACTCAAATGTTTTTTGCATATATTTAACATTATTTGGAGTTGGTTCTATAGCATATACATGTTTAACATTTTGAGATAAAGCCCACATAGTATAAATTCCATAATTTGCACCTAAATCATAAACAACATCACTTTCACTTAGAGTAATATATTCATTATTTCCAGCCCATTTTTCTTTAAAAAATAACTCAGCAAACATTTCATAAGTATTTTCACCTATAGGAGTTTCAAATCTGTATGATAAATCTAATTTTTTATGTTGAAATATTTTTTTATATACCATTTCTCCTTCCCAATAACCTTGCATTTCAAATCCTGATTGGTATGGGGATTTCCAATAATTTGTAGGAACTTCATATGGTATCCCATCATCAGGTGTTTTACCATAAAAATGGGTATAAAAATCAATACAACCTAAATTTGTATTTAGATCTCTTCCTCTCCATTGAATTCTAATATTATCATCTCCATCATAATATTGTCTGAATTCATTAATTTTTCTATCATATGTCAGATTTAACTTCCCGTTCATTAGAATTCAGTTTCAGCTTTTCTTAACATAAAATACTCACTATTAATATCTTCAGATTCAAATTTAAACCCCATTAATCCCATACTACTTAATGTTAGTTTTCCACCTCCCATATCTTTGTTTGAATGTAATATAGTTTTAAACATATCAGAGTTAAAAGGTAATTTTAATCCTTCTTCTTTAATATTACCTAATATTTGGTAAGTAATTTTATTATTATGTCCTGATTCATCTCCAAATACAAACTCACAGACATCTTCTCCATCTAAATTTTTAGTAGTTGTAACTAACATATTATCTACTCCAGATAATGCACTTTTAGCTTTTATTAAATTTTCAACATCATCTTCAGATAAATCTAATTCAACAACCCATTCTGGAATGTTAACTGTTCT